TTATCGGTTGGATGCAGTGTGATCTTAGGGTTGCTAATAGCAGCATTAGTTGGATCGGAACGAATCAATACACCCTTTTCTTTTGAAAAGTTATAGTCCCAATCCTTGATAAACATCCAAAATTGAACTCCATTATCTGATCCGGAAAGAGGTATATTAGACGCTGGAATTTTAGTAACTACTTTTCCATCTAACGGTAGTGGAGCTTGATCTGGAACAGTTGGAGTTCCTAGAAGAGTCGTAGTAGGTTTGCCATTCGCAGATGCAATTACATTATAGATAATAAGAACTGCAACGTAAAGGATAAATAATCCAATGATAACTACTAACGCTTTTCCAAGAACACTCATTAAGTTGAACGAAGTGGATGGTGAAGGCGTGGACGGAGTGGACATCGATTGACCTTGTGTGGATCCGTACAATGAGGATGAAGGTTTTGAGGAAAAGAGTCCCATTTGTTTATCGCTTACAAAGGAAGTTGCGTAAAGACACAATGGAAAAACGAACAGGATCTCAACTAATAACACAATCATCAATGTACTGCAATAATTGCGGTGAAAAAGGTCATATATTTAGAATGTGTGCAGATCCAGTCTTATCCTGTGGAATTATATTGGTAGAGTCACCTAGTATTCCAGTAGCATCTGATACTACGCGACTTCTTATGATACGACGTAAAGATAGCATGAGTTTTGCTGAATTTATGCGAGGTAAGTATGATGTAAAAGATGTTGAATATATTTCACGTCTTTTCAAGAATATGACTGTAAAAGAACAGTATTTGATTATTAGTGAACCTTTTGATACAATTTGGAAATCATTATGGGGAGATGATCATCAATCATCTGATTACAAAATGTCTTATCAAAAATTCTATGAATTGAACTTGCAAGATTTAGTTTATAAGAACTTCTCTATGTACATAGAACCTGAATGGGGGTTTCCTAAAGGACGTAGAATACGAGGTGAATCAGATATAGATTGTGCAATTCGTGAATTCAATGAAGAGTCTAATATTCCTCGTGAAGCATATACACTTTTAAAGAATATCCGATTAGAAGAAACCTTTGAAGGACTTAATGGAGTACGATATAAACATATCTATTTTGTAGGATTATTACAGAAACCTAAAATTATTGATATCTTTCAACGATTCACTCCTATGCAACGTAGAGAAATATCAGCAATCCGATGGATGACATGGAGTGAATGTGAAAGGGAAATACGACCACATCATAATCAACGACAATCCATGATGAATGATTTGAAGTCAATTATTGAGACCTTTGAAACCGTATAAAGATAAATTAACATACAAATCTATGTTGACTGTTATTACACCGTGTGCACGTCCTGAAAATTTGCATTTACTTGAAGAGTCTTTGGATTTAGATCGTGTCAAGTGGTTGATCGTCTATGATACAACCAATGGACCGTTTACAAAACGATTCACTCATCCAAACATTACTGAGATAGGTCATCCAACACCTCCTGGAGGATGTGCAGGTCACGCACAAAGAAACAAAGGATTAGACTGTGTGTTTGAAGGTCTGATTTACTTTTTGGATGATGATACAGTCATGCATCCTGATTTTGGTAAGATTTTTCCTTTATTGAAGGGTGATGATCATTTCTATACCTTTGATCAACAACGATGGGATGAGTTTGTATCAACTCCTGGAGGAACGTTCAGAGGAGATACACCTGCAGTTACCAAAATAGATAGCGCGCAATATGTTGTTCCACGTCATATGTGTGGACGATTCGTTGAAACTGATTATCGTGCAGATGGATTCTTCATTGAAGAGGTTCATCGATCCTTTCCTGGAGCACATACGTATTTCCCAGTCGTTGCATGTTATTACAATTATCTAAGACGCCCTATGAAATGAACCTAAATCCTGCTAAATACACTGTAATACAATATGCAAGAACACTTAATATAAATACCCAAACCCAAAGAGGAAAAATAGTGGCTTCACGATCTGTTACACCAAATGGTCGAATCCTTCCTTCACGCCCAAAGGCGACGGACGGTTTTATATAGAGGAATGTAGCCATTAAAAAGAGATAGATAGTTACCATCCACATACGATGGTTTCGTCGGGTTAAATCCATTGTATCAAGCAGCGTAAAAAGTTTAGTGGTTTCGTCTTGAACGTGTTCTCTTTGAACGTTTATGTCTTCGCGTCTTGCCTCCACTAGTTGATTTTAGTTCGTGAAATATATGAATCGGTCTCTTTTCACTAGGGTTTGCGATTATAGTATGTGCTTCTTTAATTGTATTTAGATCATCGTTCAAAACATCCATATCAATGACATAATATCCAGGCGCGAACTGAACTGGAAGTGTATCTGCACGTTTAACACGAATATATTTATACTCTGGTGGTCCACTCACATTCACATCAGAACTTAAAACATAGGTTTCACCAACCTTTAGTTGTTTAATTCCTATTTCAACTCCCATATTAGAAGGTTCGCTCATTTTATGTTTAACGCTTATATTTTTTTGAACGAGTGCGCTTTGAACGAATCTTTCTTCTAGTTTTGCGACCTGAGTATTGAGTTCTCTTTGGAGAAGGTCCTTGAATACCTGCTTTTTTCTTAAGTTCGTCTTCTTGTTGATATGCATTTTTACCTTCAATTCCAGTTAAATAACTACCAATTATGCTTTCGGGTCCATGAGAAAGACCTAGTAGTTTAGTATTTCTTAAATTTCTACCCATTTCTTTAAGATCCATAAAGAATGGAGATTCCGATAGTGGATTTAGAAATGTAAAATTAGAAAAACTAGGATCAACTTCATTTTTATTAAATGTAAATTCAAACATTAGATAATTATCGGATGGTCTAATTGATTTAACTTTTAAAGGTATATATCTTCTATTTAGTGTTAAATACATATAACTTTCTCCTACAACTAGTTTATCTATTTCAACACGATCTCCTACTCTTGGATTATTCATTATGTTGAACGCTTATTTTTTTCAACACGCCTCAATATAATGAAGGCAACACAGTATGTACTTCCTAACAGAAAGGCGTTTTCGGACGCAATCACACGAATGTTCATTAAATCAGACTACCGATCCAAGGATAAAGACCCATTAGATGAAGAAGACAAGAATATTGACCTTTGTTTGCAACGAAGTGGAACTGGACGTGAATTGTTTCCGTATCAAAAGATCATTCGCGACTACTTGAAGATTGAAACGCCATATCGTGGTGTGTTAGTGTATCACGGACTAGGATCTGGTAAAACTTGTTCATCCATTGCAGTTGCTGAGTCTTTGTTGACCACGCAAAAGGTGTATGTTATGATTCCTGCTTCACTTGAAAAAAACTACCGCGAGGAACTTCAGAAATGCGGTGATCCAATCTACGCAGTGGAGAACTTTTGGACATTGAAACCTATGTCAGATGAAGTCCGTGTAGAAGGTAAGAAACTTGGAATTTCAGACAAGTTCATGGACAAATATAACAGTATCTACACAACTACGTCTGGAAATGAACCGAACTTTGAGAGTCTGTCTACTCAAGACAAGAAGTTGATTCGTGAACAAATCAAAGACATTCTTGAACAACGATTTACGTTTATTCGCTACACAGGTCTGACAAGAAACTCAATTGCAGACTATACTGTTGAAGGAATGTATGATGATTCAGTTGTAATTATTGATGAAGCACATAACTTGATTTCACGTGTCATCAATGAGTCTGAGATTACTGATAAGTTATATACTGCAATCTACAATGCAAAACGATGTAAAGTCGTTGCATTGTCAGGAACTCCAGTCATTAACTCACCCAATGAAATTGCGTATATGATGAATCTATTACGTGGACCCATTGAACGAATCACGATGCCTTTTAAAACTATTGTGACATGGGATGAAGCAAAAATAACAAAAGCGTTCCGTGCGATTCCTGAAGTCGATACAATTGAGTTCAATGCAGTAAAGAAGTTCGTGATGGTCACACGTAATCCACCTCAGTTTAGATCAACCTATAACGGTGAAGGTGAGCGTGTTGCAGTTCAATACATGAAGAATTTACCATTTATTCCTCAACCATCGGATTGGGTTGCTTCCATCAAACAAAAAGTAGAAACAGATGTAGGTGGAGGTGAAATTGCTATAGATCGTGTGACCACAGAACAACTTCAATGTCTTCCAACAGACTATGAAGAGTTTGCAAATTTGTTCTTGGATGGATTGAATATCAAAAATCCCATGTTGTTTCGTCGTCGTATTCAAGGATTAGTTTCATATTTCAAAGGTGCTGATGAAAGATTGCTTCCTCGTAGGACTGATATTGAAAACACATTACAAAAAGTGGAGATGTCTAGTTACCAATTCAATCGTTATTTGGAAGTGCGTTGGATGGAAATGAAGATTGATTCAAGGCGTGGTCGTTCTAAGATGAATGAAGACTTAAGTACGTTTCGTGTTCCAACTCGTCTAGTCTGCGACTATGCATTGCCTCCTGAATTAGCTATGAAGGAAATCTCTGCTGATGTTCCATCTGAAAACAAGAAACCTGAAAAGGAAGTAGGTGATGTGGTCATACGAAAACTCAAAACAAATCCTGAGAAATACCTTTCTGAAAAAGCGTTGGAATCTTACAGTCCTAAAATGCTTGCTATCTTGAAAAACATCAAAGCGTCCTTAGGTAGTAATCAGTTTATCTACTCTCAATATCGTGCATTGGAAGGTTTGGGTATTCTATCTGCAGTGTTGGATGTATCCGGTTGGCAACCTTATAAAATTATTAAAGAAGCAAATCAATGGGTGGAAGACCCTGATATGTTAGATGACCGTCCAGCGTATACATTTTACACTGGTGAAGAAAGTGAAGAACAGCGTGATTTAACACGTCAGATTTTCAATGGAGTGTATTCTAAGAACTTTCCATCTTCATTGAAGGAGAGTGTAGCAAAACGACCAAAGAAGATTCTGCAATTACTGATGGCTTCTTCCTCAGGTGCAGAAGGTATTACGTTAAACAACGTGAGACATGTTCACATTATGGAACCTCATTGGACTCCTTCACGACATGACCAAGTCATTGGTCGTGCGATTCGTATTTGTTCTCACGCTACTTTGCCATTGGAAGACCGAACTGTCAAGGTGAATTTTTACATCTCAGTGTTTTCAGACGATCAAAAGAAGACGCAAGATGGTCCAAACATCACACCCATTCGGCGTAATGATATGGTGATGAAACGGTATGAAGGAGAACCTGTAGAAACTTTTATGTCCACAGATGAATACCTTTACGAAACTGCTTTCGAAAAGGAACGCATCGGTCAGCGGATTGCATTGTTGTTAAAAGAGTCAGCAATTGATTGTGAGATTCATCGTAAACTCCACGCGAAGGAAAAACCAGTTGTTTCGTGTATGCGTTTTGATTCATCTACGACTGGAGAAGATCTGGCATTTCGTCCGAATATTAAGAATGAAGAATTGGATGCAACAGTTCTTCGTAATACCTCCAAAAAACACCGACGTCTTCAAAAAGTATTGATTAAAGGAATTTCATTGATTTTAGATCCTCAATCAAAGGAACTGTTTGACGGACCCGCATGGGACGATAATCAGCGTTTATTGCGAATGGGTAAGTTAGTTTCGCCTACATCAATACAATTTCTGACTTAACATCTTCCAACCATGAAGCACATACTTCGTCCCATGTTTTGAATGAAAAGTTTCTGGCTTCAGATTTCATTTGATCTAGAGAATTAATTGCAGAATACATTGCATCTGCAACTTTTTTGTAGTCAAACGTTGGAGCCCAAAGTCCAAGAGGCATTGCTCCTGAAAAATAAGTACGGTCCGTTGGTGGAATAAACGTACAGACTTTCTCATCCATGAATGAACGATACGTTCCAATATCTGTAACAATCTGCGGAGCACCAGTATACAAGTGTTCAATTTGACAAAGACCAAATCCTTCTCCATCGGATAAATTTATTCCAAGATCTGCTGCATTGTAAATTTCATTGATTGCAGTATCTGGAAGTGGAGTCTTTGATGTGTCCACTAACATTAGACGCTTCATATAATCATCTTTATTCATTCCTTGACGAGCCAATTCTGTTTGAAAAATACGCCCTGCATCGTAATACGAACCATGTTGAGGATTCAATCCTGTAACAATCATCATATAATAAGGTTTTGTTGGATTTCTACGAAGGAGATCAACAAATCCCATAATCGCAAGGTCATGTCGTTTTCGTTGAGTATTTCGATTTGCATTGACAATCAAGATTGATTCAGAATCTATTCCCATAGACTTACGAATCATAGTTCTTGCAGAAGGGTCCATCTTTGTAAACAGTGTCTTATCCACTGCATTCTCTAAAATACGAATTTCTGGAAATGATCCATACTTTGCATACACATCTGCCCAGTATTGTGTGAAGCAATAGATTCGGTCTGCGTTCTTGTTCATTGTCTCAATCAAAGGAGGAGCAATACCTTCATAGACCTGGTCAATATATAACCATAACTTATAAGAGGACTCTCCCTTCTTGAACTTCATTGCTTCAATAAATCGATGAATAATGAGTGGATCATTGTAAATCATCACTACATCTGGATTGACCATCTCTAAATACTCATGAATTTTGTTGAATCCAAATCCTTCTTCCTTTGGATCTTCGTTTGCTGCTGCATCGTAAGCAACAATTCCAGATGGAACTTTACGTAGATTGCTATTGGATGGATGACGTTGAAATCCAAAATGATAGGTTTTTACCTTAGGAGCAAGGGTTGAAAGTTGCTTGAGAAGATTGAATACAACCTTTGAATACCCAGTTGTTTGATCAACATGCGTGCTTACGAGAACGAACCTCATTAGATAATAGACTCTTTTCCTCTATAAATGACAAATGCAAGTCAACTCTGCACAAGATTATCTGACGAATCAGAAACGACGTATCATTGCTAAATCTCTTTTGTCTTCGCCTCCTCCTCAGAAGCGAAGAACCAATGGTCAATACATTGGAGTCCTTGCAAACAAGTCTGAACGATACACTCGTTTTGTAGGTGGAATTGGTATCAATACAGTAGGACCCGCTACACTTGGAACAACCTATTCTTCATCTTGTTGCGTACCTGCCAATTCTGCTTCCACGACATATCTGGTCTAAACCATTCTAAGTAGATACTAATAATGCCAGGTGGTCTACTCCAACTTGTTGCGATAGGAGCACAGAATGAACTTGTTAATGGAAGTCCATCTATGACCCATTTCAGAGCAGTATATCGTCGTCATACTAACTTTGCAATGGAGTCTATTCGAATGACTTTTGGGAGTTCAAATTTAGAGTTTTCTCCAACGACTACACGAACTATTTCATGTCGTATTGATCGTTACGCACAAATGCTTCATGATACCTATCTTGTTATTACACTTCCTGATATTTGGTCTCCTCTTTCCTATCTTGGATTGAATATCAGACCTCCTACAGGATACGATCAACGGTCAACTGCAATTGGTTATGAGTTTAAGTGGATTGATAACATTGGATACAACTTGATTGATTCTGTTGAAATTACTGCAAATGGACAAAGTCTTCAACGACTCAGTGGTGAATGGTTGAAGTTTTACTCGTATTTAACACATGATGCGAATAAGCGAGCAATTGTAGAACAGATGACTGGAAACGTTCCTGAATTAAATGATCCAGCAAATGCGTATGGACGACTTGGACAATATCCACATGCAGTTGCTCCATTAAATCAACCTGGTGGAATCCCTAACACTAAGATTCCTGAACCTTCTATTCGTTCACGACAATTAATCATTCCTTTGCATTTTTGGTTTTCTGAGAATCCAGGTATGGCGCTTCCTTTAGTGTCTATGCAAAACTCAGAAGTATTTATCAATGTAACCTATCGACCTTTGAATCAATTGTTTACTATTGTTGATGTAAACCCTTCAAGTTCTACCTATGGTCAACGTATTCGGTCTAATGATGGTCTTGGGCGTTTCTTGTCACCTCCTCTTGCAGATGGAACCATTAGTAATCCTAGTTTGTCGACCTTTTTCCCAGATCCGTATTTAGAGGGTAACTTTATCTACTTAACTGAAATGGAGATGGCGCAACTTGCGACTGCAGATCAAACTTTCTTGGTCAAAACTATTAAATTTGTCAACAATCCTGGACAATATGGTGGTAATTCAGACATTGAAATTCCCTTCTTCAATCTAGTGACTCGTATTGTATTTTCAACTCAGCGTTCAGATAAGATTTTGACAAACGATTGGGATAATTACACGAACTGGGATAATCCATATGTTGCTCCCTTTACATCTACAGGTACTGCAAATGATATCTTCTCATCGATTACTCAATCTTCAGAAACACAGACCTTTATGTACTCAAGTGGACAACAACAAATTACTTCTGTGTACCCTCGTGACCCAATTGTCAATGGTCAAATTTTGTTGGATGGAAAAGAACGCTTTTCAGTGAAACCAACTTCTTACTTTTCATTGCTTCAAATGTACAAACACACGACCGGAGATAGTCCAGTTCTACCAGGCGTATACATGTATTCATTTGCTCTCAATAATGATTTGTATCAACCGAGTGGTGCAATTAATGGAAGTATGTTCAACAAAGTCATTCTACGACTTGGATTACAACAACCTCTTCCAACATCACAAGGTGTTGCTTCTCAAGAAACAGTATGTGTATTGAAATCTTCAGTGTTCAGTCCAAATCCAGTGATTATTACTGCAGCACAACTTGCACTAAGAAATCCAGA